GGCGGATGTGATCTGTTTCCGACTGCCTCGCGGCTAAAAGGAGCAATGACATGGCGAACCCTGCAAAGTTGACTGTGACGCCGTTGACCGTCAACGGCAACGCATTGCGCGGCGCTGGCGATGCAATCGACACCAACGGTACGGTGCCAGTAGCGGCGGCCGACTATGGCGGCGCGATGGGCAGGCTGCTGATCGAGGTGACCGAGGATAACGTGCGGGCGCTCACTGTAACGGTATTGCACGGCGACAACCCGCCAGCAGTACGCGAGGGGTTGGGCGATCTGGCGGTGGCCGTGGCCCAGAACACAACGCGGGTGATTGGGCCGTTGGAATCGGCGCGGTTCGTGCAGAACGACGGGACGCTGCAGGTGACTTTCACTGGAACGGGCGGTGCGGCGACCTGCCATGTGCGCACGTATCTCATTCCGAAGAACTAAAGGACATGGCTGTATACGGGGCGCTGGTAGATCGGGTGCGCAGACTGATCAATGATCCCGTCGGGGCAGAAGCCATCTGGACAGATGACGAGATCCAAGAATGGCTCGATGCGCACCGTCTGGACGTGGCCTTGCTGCCATTGCAGCCTGTCTGGAGCACGGTGGCGGGGACTGCTGCGGCGCTAGAGTATGTAGCCCCCTATGGTCACTGGGCGCCCGATGCCTTGCTCCAGGATTCTTCGGGAGCCGAACTACTGCCTGAGAGTGCCGACCTTTTGGTGGGGCGCTGGCACTTTGCAGAACACACGCCGCAGGTCTTTCTCACGGGGAAAAGTTACGACCCCTATGCGGCAGCGGCGGACGCGCTAGAGGCCAGGGCTGCACAGGTGGCCCTGGCCTATGACTTCAGCGCCGATGGCGCGACGTTTCAGCGTAGCCAACAGGGTGAGTCTCTGCTGCGGTTGGCGCAGCAATATCGGCGCCGCTCTCGCCCCACCATCGCGCGCCTGGTGCGTGAGGACACGCGATAAACAGAAAGATAGGATGAGGCATGAACAAACCGGTATTCCCGTCCATCCCGTTTCTGGCGGATGTGGGCAAGGTAGTCCTCGGATCTCTGATCGGCATCGCGGCCCAGGTCTGGGGAGGCTGGAATCAGATCATGACGACGTTGGTGGTCCTCATCGTGCTCGATGTCGTGACGGGATTCCTGCGGGCGTTCATTCAGAAGGAACTGTCCAGCGACGTCAGTTTCCGCAAGATCCCGCGCAAGCTGCTGATCTTTTGCGTCATCGCAGTGGCGGCGCAAGCCGATACACTTTTAGGCTTGGAGATGATGACCCGTAACGTGGTGGCCGGCATCTATTGCATGAACGAGGGCCTTTCGGTGTTGGAAAACAGCGCTGCAGCCGGGTTGCCGGTGCCGGACATTGTGCGCGATGCCTTGAAACAGATCAGCGCCGGCAAGTTCAAGACGTAACACGATGTTGACGACGAGAGATCTGACGGCCATGCGCGACACGCAATATGAGGCGCTGCCGGAGACGGCGACCATCCGACGGACGACGGAGACCTCCGATGGCATGGGCGGGCGCCAGCCGGCTACATCGGACGTCGGCGTGACGCCCTGCCGGCTGGCCCCCTTGGGGCAGAGCGCGCAGGAGCGCGTCATCGCCGAGCGCTTGACCGGGATGACGGCCTATGTGGCCACTCTGCCGGCCGGGACCGATGTGCGTATGGAGGACGAGATCTCGATCGGCATGCGCACACTGCGGGTGATCGCTGTGCTAGGGCGCTCGTATGAGACGGCGCGCCGCGTGGTCTGTGTGGAGATGACTTGATGGCGCGCAGCAGGATCATCATCGCGGCAGAGCTGAAGGAAGACCGCCTGGGCCACCTGCGCGGCGAGCTGCGACATCAGGCGGGGAAGGCCGTGCGCGAGGTGGCGATGGCCATTCAGATCGCAGCGCAGGACGCCGCGCCGGTGGATACCGGCGCACTCAAGAACTCGATCTACACCTCCACCGCCCGGAGCAGCAGCTATGACGAGGCCCAGGAGAAGGCGCTGAAGTCCAATCCACAGGCCCAGCTGCTGCCGGAGGTGGAGCCGCCGCGCGACGATCTGACGGCCATCGTGGCGGTGGGGGCAGAATACGGCGTCTACGTCGAGATGGGGGCTGAGGGGCGTCCGGCGCAACCCTATCTCGGCCCCGCGGCGGAGGCGGCGCGCCCGGCCTTCGAGGCCGCCATGCGGAAACTGCTGGGATGAGCGAGCCCATGACGGCGGAGCGCTGGCTGTACACGCTGCTGAGCGGCGATGCCACGCTGCAGGGGTTGATCGGCGACCGGGTGTATAGCGGCGAGGCGCCCACCACGGCGGCTTATCCCCTGGTGTTGATCGTCTTTCAGGGGGGGCATGACGTACTGGGTGTAGGGCCGGCGCGGATCATGGCGCAATGCCGCTACTTGGTGAAGGCGGTGGGCGCCACGCCCAGTTACGCCGCTTTGGAGCCAATCGCCAGCCGCATTGATGCGCTGTTACAGGGCGCCAGCGGCAGCGTGATAAGCGGGCTGGTACTGGCCTGTGTACGCGAGGCCCCGGTCGTCTATCCCGAACAGCAGGAGGGCAAGGTGTTCAGACATCTGGGCGGAATCTATCGGATCGTGGCGCAATAAAGGAGAAAGATAATGCCAGAACGAGCGACCCTCAATCAGGTGACGCAGGTGGGCGTGGAGACGACGCCGGGCACGGGGGTGGCGGCCAACAAGCTGCTGCAAGCGTTCTCGATCACGCCGGGGATACAAGCCAACGTCAATCGCTTCCGTCCGGTGGGCGGCAAATTCACTACTATCGCGGCGCTGGGCAAGGAGTGGATCGAGGCGCGCATCGAGGGGCAGGCCTGTTACAACCACCTGGCCTATCTGCTCTCCTCGGTGTTGGCCTACGCTGCCCCCGCCCAGCAGGGCGCCACGGCGGCCTATCTGTGGACGCACAAACCGGCGCAGACGGCCGAGGATGCCATCAAGACCTTTACCGTGGAGCAGGGCTCTAGCGTGCGCGCGGGCAAGTTCGCCTATGGGTTAGTGACCGAGTTCACGCTGCGCTTCGACCGTGAGACGGTGGAAGTGAGCGGCGCCATGCTGGGGCAAGCCTATCAGGACAATATCACCATGACCGCCGCGCCGACGGCCGTGGCGGTCATGCCGGTCCAGCCAACGCAAATAGACGTCTACCTCGACTCGACTTCAGGTGGCATCGGCACGACCAAGCTCACGCGGGCCCTGCGCGGCGAGTTCAGCATCGGCGACCGTTTCAATCCGCTATGGGCGATCAACTCAGCGGTGAGCGGTTTTGCGGCGCACGTGGAGACGGCGCCTAATGCCACGTTGAAACTTCTTGTGGAGGCGGATGCGGAGGGCATGGCCCCGTTGACGGCGCTGCGAGCCGGCGACAAGCGCTATCTGCGCGTCAAGGCGGTAGGGCCGCTGATCGCCACCTCCTATTACTACACGCTGCAACTGGACCTGTGCGGCGTAGTGGCCGAGGTGGGCGAGTTCTCAGACGAGGATGGCGTCTATGGCATCGAATGGACGTTCGAGGCGGCCTACGATTCGGCCTGGTCGGGGGGAACGGCGTTGCAAGCGCAGCTGACCAACGTGCTGACGGCGCTCTAGGAGGGGATGATGCGACTGAGTCGCCTGGGTGAGAAACGGCAGGTGGAGGTGGCCTACGAGGGCGAGCAGCTCACGGTGCAGTTCGCGCCCCGGAGCGTGAACGGGCGTTGGCTGAAGCGCCTGCAAGAGCTGCAGACGACCGATCACATGGGCTTTCTCAGCCTATTGCGCGAGACGCTGGTGGCCTGGGATATCGTGGATGATGAGGGGCAGCCTTTGGAACCGACGGATGAACTGCTGCAACAATTGCCGCTGGATTTGGTGCAGGCGATCCTCGAGAAGATCATGGAGGCCATGACCCCAAAAAAATAGAGTGCCGCGAGCTCCGCCGCTACCTAGCCAGCGACGGCGCCTTCGGGACCGTGCCGGACTGGTATCTGGAGATGGCGGCGGCGACGCGGCTCGGCGTGGCGCCCTGGGAACTAGATGAGGTGAGCATTGAATGGCGCCACCGCGCACTGGCGGCGCTGGATGCTGAGGCCAAGGCGGCCAAGGATCGGGAGAGAAGGGGCTAGCGGGATGGCGATCACAGCGGCCCAACTGATGGTGAAGGTGGGCGCCGACACTCGCGGGGCCGAGACCGGGCTAAGGCGGGTGCAGCAACAAGCGGCTGGCTTCGCCGCGGCTCTGGGCGGTATGGCCATCGCCCGCACCCTGTTCGGAGGCGTGCAGGAGGCGGTGGTGGGCTTCAACGCCAGCATGGAGCAGAGCCAAATCGCCTGGACGACGATGCTAGGCTCGGCGCAAGCGGCCCAGGGGATGCTCGCCGATCTAAAGACTTTCGCTCGTGAGACGCCCTTTGATTTCCCTGGGATCGAAACGGCCTCGCGGCGTCTGCTGGCCATGGGGTTCTCGGCCAAAGAGGTCATCCCCCTGATGACCGACGTGGGCAACGCGGCCAGCGCCCTGGGCCTGGGAACGGAGGGGATCAATCGGCTGATCCTGGCCCTGGGGCAAATGCGCGCCAAGACGAAAGTTTCGGGCGAGGAGATGCGGCAGCTCACCGAGGCGGGCGTGCCGGCCTGGGAGATCCTGGCGCAGGCCATGAACAAATCGGTGGCCGAGGTCATGAAGCTGAGCGAGACGGGCAAGATCGCCAGCCAGACATTCATCCAGGCGTTCCAGACATTCAGCCAGCAGAACTATGGCGGCATGATGGCGGCGCAGAGCCGCACATTTCTGGGGGCAATGTCGAACATCAAAGACAGCTTGACGCAAGTGGCCTCAAGCGCTTTTGCGCCGCTGTTCGCGCGCCTCTCGGGATTGGCGCAAAAGTTTGCCGAGTTTGCCTCCAGCGAGACGCTACAACGTTGGGCGGCGCGAATGCAGAGCATCATCGAGGGGGTGGCCGCGTTATTCGCCCGGTTACCCGCGCCGGTGCGGCAGGGGATCGGCGTCTTCGCCGGGCTGGCGGCGGCGGTGGCCCTGGCCGTGCCACTCCTGGCGCTCATTGGACCGGCGCTCTCAGCGCTGTTGGGACCGATAGGGCTAATCATCGCAGCGGTGGCCGCGCTCTACGCCGCCTGGAAGGCCAATCTGGGCGGCGTGCGCGATGTGGTGGCCAAAGTCTGGCCGCAGGTCCGCGACACGCTGCTGCGTGGCGTGCAGGGCGTGGTGGGCTGGTTCCAGGAGCAACTGCCCAAGCTCCGCGAGATTACGGCGTCGGTGCTGGGCGCTATACGCGATCTGTGGGCCGACTATGGCGGGCGCATCCAGAGCGTCGTCTCCACCGCCTGGGGAGCTATCCAGAGCACGATACAATGGGCCATGGATGTCATCGGCGAGGTGATCAACCTGACGCTCAAGATTCTGAAGGGCGACTGGGAAGGCGCCTGGGAGAGCTTCAAACGCATTCTATTCACTGCTTGGGAGGGGATCATCAAGCAATTGGCCGCCAGCGCCAAGGTCGTATTACAGATCATCGGCGGGGTCTACCAGGCGCTGGGAGGGGACGACTCTACGGGCGCCTGGGCGGCCAAGATTGACGAATGGGCCGGCAGCCTGACGCGCGCGGGCGCCAAGGCCTTGGGGATGAAAGAAACGCTGGGCGCGCTCAAAAAAGAGGCAAAGACCTGGGCGGACTATGTTCTGCGTGGCAAACAAACCACCGACGCCTGGGGGGATAGCCTTGGCAACTTGATCCAAGGTAATCGGCAAGCGGCGCAGGGCATGGGCGATTTTCGCCAGGCGGAGCAGGCGGCAGCGCAGGGCGCCCAAGCGACAGCCTTGACTTTTGAAACTTTGGGCAGCGCAGCGAATGAGGCGGCAGTGGAGGTAGGCGATCTCTCAGCCGCTTTGGTGCGGGTACATCCGGCCTCGATGGCGGCGGCGCAGAGCGTAGCGCAATGGGAATCGCAGATTGCGGGCGTCAATGCGGCTCTAGAGGCCAACCAGCGCGCTATGCGCGCGGAGGAGACGCGCCTGGCCGGTATGCAAGAGAAGCTGCGGGGGCTGAACGAGCAGCTGAGCGCGGCCCAGCAGCGTCTGCAGGAGCTGGCCAATCCACGGCTGGCGGGCATGGGCCGTCTGGACATGCAGATCAATGCGCTGGAGATGCACCTCAAGCGGGTGGAGCTGGCCTCCAGCCTGGGGCGACCGCTGGCTCGCCTCGTGGAGCAATATCCCCTCCTGACGGAGGGCGCCGAGGCCTGGCTAGCGACGCTGCCGGCGGGCGTAACGCAGTCGGCGCGCGCCCTGCAGCGTTATCTGGATCAGCTGCGCCTGACGCGCTCGCTGACTTATGACGAGCAGATGCGCTTACTGGAGGAGTCCGTCAGCCCGACGGCGCCGGAGATGACCTTTGCCGGGGCGATGGCGGAGATCGCCTCTACAAAGGCTGAGATGGAGACGCTGTCGGCCCAGATCGCGGCGCAGGAGACGGTCATTGCGGCGCAAGAGCGAGCCATCGCGCGGCTACGGGCGGAGGGCGAGCGGCTCAACGACACGCTGCGCGCCTGGCAGAGCGAGCTGGCCGCAGCGCAGCAACGGCAGTCTCTGGTAAATCAGGCTCTGGAACTGGCCTACAATTGGTTCCTGCGTGATCGCCAGGAGATGGTGGCGCTGGGCGCTGAGGGCGTCCAACAGGCGGCCGTAGTGGACGCTCAGGCGCGTCTCCTGCTAGGTGCGGTGTCACAGTTCGCCAGCGATACGACCAGCATCTCAGAGGAGACGCTGGCCGGGCTGATCGCTAACTTCCAGGCGAGCTCGTCGCAGGCCGTGATCGCGGTGAACCTGGAGCTGGCCAAGATCCCCACGGACATCTACACCACACATCACATCCGTTCGGTGTATGAGGGGATCGGCGGCGCGGAAGGCATCCCCGGTAGGGCTTCAGGCGGCCCGGTGACGGCGGGCCGACCCTATCTCGTCGGTGAGGAGGGGCCAGAGCTGTTCGTGCCACGGTTGAGTGGCGCTATCGTCCCCTATGGTGGGGCGCAGGCGATGAACGTATATGTGACGGTGCAGGGTTCAGTAACCGCCGAGCGTGACCTGGCGGAACATCTGCGTCAGGAACTATTGCGCACGGGGCGGCGCAATGTGGGGGTGGGGTTGGCATGACCAGGCCGACGATCACGGTGGAAGTTGCCCTGCAGACGGAGCCCACCGAGGCGCCCGTGTGGGCGGACGTCACGGCCTATGTGCGCGGGGCGATAGATATCCGCCGTGGAAGACAGCGCGAACTGGACCGCATGGAGGCGGGGACGCTGGCGTTGGCGCTGGATAATCGCGATCGGCGCTTCGATCCTCTCTATGAGGATGGCCCCTACTACGGCCTGCTTTTGCCCATGCGGCGCATCCGCGTGCGCTGCGAAACGCAGGACCCGCGGGGTCCGGGCTACTATGTCCCCTTCGGCCTATTCTGCGGCTATATCGAGGCCTGGACGCCGCGTTACGAGGCGCGCGACGCCTGGGTGGAGGTGCAGGCCTCGGATGGCTTCAAGGTGCTAGCCATGACGCGGCTGAATGGCGATTGGCCTTCACAAGATACTGGCGCGCGCATAGACGCCGTGCTGAGCGCGGCCGGTTGGACAACGGGGGAATCATGGGTGCTGGATTCGGCAGTGAACGGGCTCCTGGGCGACACCACGGTGCTGGGCCCGGTAGGTGACCGGATAATCATGGACGGCCAGACTAAAGTCATCGCCACGACACTGGAGGATGCGCCTGCCCTGGGACACATCCAGGAGATGGCCCAGCTTGAGACCGGCGTCTTTTTCATTGATTATGATGGCGCGGCCCGATTCTACAATCGTTTCCGCACCA